AACATTTATGGCCAAGACTGCACAACTACCAGGTTCGACAATCGGAACTGTACCAGTATATTATTTCGGTCGTGAGATGAAATTTGCTGGTAACAGAACTTTTGCGGACTGGACATTAACAATCATCAATGATGAAGATTTTTCAATTAGAAATAGTCTTGAATCATGGATGAATGCTATCAACAGCCATGCAGGTAACGTGCGTAACGGAGCTGCAGCTGGTTCAAATGGTTATTCAGTTGATGCAACTGTCACACAATTTGGCAAAACAGGTAACACACTAAAGAAATACAACTTTGTTGGTTTATTCCCAATTGATTTGGCTCCAATCGATTTAGATTGGGGTTCAAATGACGCAATTGAAGAGTATCAAACAACGTTTGCATATCAATGGTGGCAAACAGACGATACAACTACCTGATTTTTACGGAGGGTTAATCACCCTCCTTTATGTTTTCTTGACTTTATAATTAATTTAAAAATATGGCTAATACAAATAAATTTTCACTTTTTGGTTTTACGATATCCCGTGAGAAAGATGAGTTGCAAAAAGCAACTCAGCAATCATTTTCGCCTCCGGCTACGGACGATGGCGCATTAACTATTACGTCTGCCGCTTATTATGGCACATACGTTGACCTAGACGGTACCGCAAAGAATGAGGTAGAACTCATTTCTCGTTATCGTGAAATGGCAATGCAGCCAGAAATTGAATCTGCAATAGATGATATAGTTAATGAGGCTATAGTACAAGATGATGATGGTAAAATTACAGACATTATTTTAGATAATTTAAAAGCGCCAGATAAGATTAAAAAAGCAATCAAAGATGAGTTTCAGATTCTCTTGCGTTTGTTAAATTATCAAAACATGGCACAAGATGTTTTTCGTAGGTACTATGTTGATGGTAGGTTATATTATCATGCCATTATTGATAAAGAAAAACCTACAGAAGGTATTAAAGAACTAAGATATATCGATCCACGTAAACTACGTAAAGTACGTGAGATGAAGAAACAAAAAGATGAGCGCACCGGTGCAGATGTTATGCAAACGGTCAATGAATATTATATTTACAATGATAAAGTTGTAACTGGTGCATCATCTAATTTTGGTCCAGTTGGTATTCGTATTACAACAGATTCAATTGTTTCAATTGTTTCTGGTCTAATGGATTCACGTAGAGCAGTCGTTCTGAGTTATCTACATAAAGCTATCAAACCTCTCAATCAACTTAGGATGATTGAAGATGCAACGGTGATTTACCGAATTTCGAGAGCTCCAGAACGCCGCATCTTTTATATTGACGTAGGTAATCTACCAAAATTAAAAGCAGAGCAATATCTCCGTGATATTATGGTGAAATACAAGAACAAACTTGTATATGATTCGAATACAGGTGAAGTGCGTGATGACCGCAAACACATGTCTATGTTGGAAGACTTTTGGTTACCTCGCCGTGAAGGTGGTAAAGGTACTGAGATTACCACATTACCTGGCGGCCAGAACCTAGGTGAATTGGAAGACGTTAAGTATTTCCAAAAGAAATTGTATGGCGCATTGTCTGTACCAATTTCTAGATTAGAACCTAATCAGGGTTTTTCATTGGGTCGTACCTCTGAAATTACCCGTGACGAATTAAAGTTTTCTAAATTTGTGGATCGGTTACGTAACAAATTTACAGATATGTTTGACCAAGCATTGAGAATTCAATGTGTACTCAAAGGTATTTGTACAGCAGAAGAATGGGATATATTTAAAGAGAATATCCATTATGACTTCATTAAAGATAATAATTTTGCTGAACTGAAAGAAGCTGAATTGATGAATCAACGATTGAGTTTATTGGGTGCTGTTGATCCATATACTGGTCGTTATTTTTCACAAGCATGGATTCAACGCAATGTGTTGCGATTGACAGATGACCAAATTAAAGAAATGGAAACTGAGATAGATAAAGAGAAAGAAGAGGGATTAGGATTGCCTGTTGGTGTAATGAATGACGTTGCGCAACAACAAATGGCATCTAGTATACCTGCTCAACCTACTCATCCTGAAGATTTGAAGGCGCAAGCTGAAATGGAAACACAGAAACAAAAGTCAGCGGCAAAAAAAGAAGAAGTAAATACTTTCACTAGACTGAAACGTATACTATAAATAATTTAATTTGGAGAATAATATGTCAGAAACAACAAGAGCAATTGTAGATTATGCGGAAGATGGAAAAGCAACTGAAATGCGTGATGCTTTGTATTCTGCCATTCAAGATAAAGTTATGGCTCATATCGATAACCATAAACAACAATTAGCAAAAACTCTTTTCAATCAGTCACAGAATGCTGAAGTAGAAGATACCGCAGTTTAACAGGAAATAAAATGTCAAATTCATTTACATATCAGGTAATTAAAGATACCACAGAACATGCGGTTATTAAATTAACAGCATCATTTGATGGTACTGGTCAAGAATCAAACGTATCTAGAATTACTGCAAATTCTTTATATGGCGCATTAAACGCAAATGGTACTCCAGATTTATTATCCAATGGTGGTTCTGCATTATCATATTATGGTTTAGCTTTAAATCGTTTATGGTATGACTGTTCTGCTGGTGGCGATGTTACATTAATTTGGTCTACTGGATCAGATACAGCAAATCAAAGAACATTAATAGCCATGAACGGCAACGGTGAATTTGATGGTATGGGCAACTGGACAACTATTCCAAACAATGCCTATCCAAATGCAAATTGTAAAGGTGATATTGGTGTTATAACCCGTGGTATGGTTGCAAATGATTCTTATACAATGGTTGTTGAGGTGCGTAAAAATAATGCTCATTATCAACGTGGTCAGTTTAATGATCCTGCCGCATTCAATTACCCACCATATAATCTAAAACCATAACAGAAAGCCTATAATGAAACTCATTAAAGAAATTACCGAATCGGTAAATTACTTAATAGAAGAAAAAGACGGCAAGAAAGAACTTTTTATTGAAGGTACTTTTCTTGTCGCTGAGACAGTTAATAAAAACAAACGTATGTACAAAGAAGATGTTATGCGTACTGAGGTTAATCGTTATACAGAAGAATATATTAATAAAAACCGTGCCTTTGGTGAACTGGGTCATCCAGACACCCCATCCATTAATCTCGACCGTGTGTCTCACTTAATTGTGGGTTTACGCCAAGAAGGAAATGCTTGGATAGGCAAAGCTAAAATCCTTGAAACCCCTATGGGTAACATTGCGAGAAACCTTATCGAAGGTGGTGCTCAATTAGGAGTATCATCTAGAGGTATGGGTTCTCTTAAAATGGAAAACGGAATCAACGTTGTTCAAGGTGATTTTTGTCTAGCCACAGCGGCAGATATAGTAGCAGACCCTTCCGCACCTGGTGCTTTTGTACAAGGTATCATGGAAGGTAAAGAGTGGATGATGATAAATGGAAATTGGACTGAAGTTCAGTTGGCAGAAGCAAAGCAAGAAATTCGTCAAGCTTCTAAAAAACAGATTGAACAAGTCAGTTTAAAAATATTCGAAAATTTCATCAAAAAACTTTAATTATAAATATCCATTATATACAAGGAGATTCTCAAAATGGGAAATTTAAATCTAGCAGATGCCGCTAAAGCAGTTTTGACTGAAGGTGCCAAAGAAAACTTTCAATCTAACATTTCGTCTAAACAAGGCGGCAAAGACAAACCATCTAAATTACCTACATCGGTTGTAACAGGCCAAAAAGATGCAGGTGAAGTTGCAGGCGTTGTTGACAAATTGAGTGACCAAGGTGGAGACTACACCAAAGGTACACCAACAGCAACACCTCCAGGTGCTACACCACCAGTTGGTTCAGAACCAATGAAGAAGTTGTCTGGTCAACCAAGCGATTCAGGTTCAGGTACTACACCAGTACAAGAACCAGCAACAGACTATTCATCTATTCGTGACCGTGTGAAAGCCAAATTGGCCAAACAAACCATGCAGTCTAATCCAGGTGCTACATTCCAGTCTTACGGTGAAGAAACCGAAGAAAATGGTGAAGTAGTTGCTGAAGAAAAAGAAGAAGGTCATGAAGACGCTAAGCAAGACAAAGCCATGATTAAGAAAATGATGAAGAAAGAAAAGATGAAAGAGCAAATGGAACAAGACGTTGATGCTCTATTGTCTGGCGAAAATCTTTCTGAAGAATTCAAAGAAAAAGCCACTACAATTTTCGAAGCTGCTGTTATCGCACGGACACAAGCTGTTATGGAAGATATCGAACAGGCTTTATTCGAAGAATTTGAAGTTGCTATTGAAGAAATCAAAGAAGACTTGGCTACCAAGTTGGACGATTACATCAATTACATGGCCGAAGAATGGATCAAAGAAAACCAATTGGCCGTTGAAAAAGGTCTACGTGCTGAAATCGTGGAATCTTTCATTAATGGTATGAAAGACCTATTCGAAGCTCATTACATTGACATTCCAGAAGAAAAAGTGGACGTTGTTGAAGAGTTGACAACTAAAGTTCAAGAACTGGAATCTTCATTAAACGAACAGATTCAATCTGCCGTTGATATGAAAAAAGAATTAAACGAATCTAAAAAAACAGAGGCTATACATGCAGTATGTGAAGGCCTAACGCAGACTCAAGTAGAAAAAATGAAATCACTCGCAGAGGGTGTGGAGTTTACTACTGACGAAGAATTCGCAGACAAATTGGTAACATTGAGAGAATCATATTTCAATGAACCAGTTAATACATCTGGCAGTTCTGCATTGAACGAAGAAGTGATTATCGAAGATGACAAAAAACCTACGGGTTATGTTGACTCAGAAATCGCACAGTATGCTCAAACAATCTCTAAAACATTGGTTAAATAAATAAAATTTACCAATAAAAGATACTCATAAGGAGAACACTAATGTATCTAACCGAAGAATTACAAAAGAAATGGGATCCAGTTCTGAATCATCCAGAACTTGAAGCCATTAAAGATCCATACAAGAAAGCAGTTACTGCTCTTGTTTTGGAAAACCAACAACAAGCTATGCGTCAAGACGCACAGTCATTGAATGAGACTACTTATTCTGCAGCGCCTGCAAACGCTACAGGTGCTGGTATTCAAAACTATGACCCAA